TTCTCCCTTCTGACTATAAAACTCATCATGAGTAATCATATCAAAAATCTTATAGGAAGGATTAGGAATAGTATGATCTTTCTTACGAAGTTCTTTCATTACTCCTTGAAAATCCTCATTACCATCTTCATCAACAAGACAAAGTTCTCCATCAAGAACTACATTAGTAAGTCCCAAAGCTTTAATCCCACCGCTAACAATATCAAGAGTATCAAAGTTTTTTCCCGTGCGGGAATAAAAGGTAGCATTACCATTACCATCAACAATAGCAATACATCTAGCACCGTCGATCTTCCTGCTAACATACCATCCATCCTTCCAGTCTACAATTTTAGGAACATACTTGTCCGCTAATGCAACACTAAATGTTGGAATGTGATCTGGAATAGCCTTATTAATCAGCTTATCTCCAGCACGGGTTTTCAAATCCTTATCAATAATACAGTGGACGAGTTCTTCGTGTCCATTATTGTCAATAAAAGTATTAACTGCTCCAATAGCATCGTGACCTGTGATTTCTCTGTTCTTCAAAGAATCTAGCAAATCAAAAACAGTCTTAAAAGATTGTCCTCTAAGTGAAGATTTCTTTTTAAGATTATCGCTGGTCACATTATACTGCCAAAGAGGATGATAAGTGTAGAGCAAAATCTTTTTGATAAAATCTGCTCCAGCCTGATTGGAAGAGGTATAATCCTCAATAATTCCAACCTTATCAAGTGTACTACTAGTTGCTTTAAGATCACGAACAAAACCATTAAGATGCTCAAATGACATTTCCAATTTCTCCTGTGTTTTTCCAAGTATAGCAGACAACAAACTCTTTGTCAAGCATCGTTTCGTCTTTTCTCTAGCAAGTTGTTTAAAGAAAAAACCACACCTTGAATGATGTGATTTAGTACAGCTTGATCCTCTACCTTACTTCTTACTGATAGATATTTCAAAGCAGCAACAATACCTTGTAAATTATCTCCCAATTTTCCTATTCCTATATTACAAGTTTCGCACAACCATCCTCTAAAAGTATGATAAACATGGTCATGATCTAAGTGCCATTTATCTGGACTACAAAAACAACACTCACAACCGTCTGGCTTTTGAGGAGCTTTTTTCCTTAGCTTATTTCTAATCTTAGTATGTTGTTTAACGCACTTTCTACATCTACTGTCCAGATTATCTTTATGGCCAATATGTCTTGCAAAAGACTTAGCATTTTTTCTTTTTCCACAATATATGCAAATCTTTCTAGACATAATTATGTTGAAGAGAGATTAATTCTTCAATTTTTCTTAAATTTCTAGCTTCAATAACATATGCACCATGTAAAGATATTATATCTCCATCGTAGGGCTTTGATGGAAGATCATTATCATTAGCCCAGCCAACAAGATAAGTTTTATATGGTCTTTCTTTTGGGACTAATGCTAGTACATAAATCCAATTATCATGTCTCTCTTTTGGCCTAACCAATAATCTGTAGTTAAGAGGATTGTTAGAATATCTCATCAGACTACCTTTTATATCTACATTGGGTAGACCAACTATATCCACTCCATTATCTCCAACCAAAGGATTAGCATTTGCTTTATCTCTTGCTTTAATATATCCTTCTGGAGAACCAGTGAGTATTATAGACCCACAATATGTTGATATTTGACCAACCAACTGATCTTCTGCTAAATTAGATAATCTTTTACTAGAATTTCTAATTTGAGATTTTCCTCCAATCTCTGCTTTTTTAGCATTGGAGATTATTAATTGAGTAGACTCTGCATCTACTATATGTGTTATTACATCATTAGGATTAATCATAATATAAGTGGACTAGGCGAGAGTCGAACTCGCGTCCAGAATAAACATCAATATAAACTTCTACATCGTTAGTTAGTTGTTATCACACAGCCAACAAAGCTATCAGAATTATCTGCGTCAGATTGAGTACAATCATCATTCCTATTTATGTCTGGTAGGACTACCATATCCGAATATCGGAGTCAGCATGATTTGGTAATAAGGCTCATGCCGCCCCACTCATTACCTAATTAATTAGGCAGCGAGAGCGAGAGTTACTTCGCCAATTAACAATTTTAATCGACTTTTAAACTGGCCGGTCGATTAACCAGTCGATGCAATCTATACCTATTTTACCTGTCGATACCTTTACTAGCCCGTGATCTATTTACACCATTCTTTCTTGTTTCATTTTCCTAAGAATTCGTTCCATCAGCTCTTTTAGTTCTTTGTCATCAATCGGAGGTTTTGGTATTTCTGGTTGCAAAAATAATCCTCTTGCTGGCCCAGCCTCTAATTTTTGTATTTGATAGGTTAGTCTTTTGGCATTTTGAAACTGCAATATATTAAATCCTAATGATGCTAAAAATAATCCTACAAAGATTACTGTTAGAGGTTGTAGTTTCATTGTTTTTTATTGTATTGTGTGTATTATATAGTAGGAGGATCGACTCAATGAAACAACTACTCAAATCTAAAATAGTCGAACTAAGAAAATCTGGCTATTCATACAATGATATTCAGCTTAAATTAGGATGTTCTAAAGGAACCATCAGTTATTATTGTGGAGACAATCAAAAAGAAAAAAAGAATAATAGGCAAAGGAAACGCAGATCATCTGATGTTGTCAAAACTAAGGTTGAATCATTTTGTTGTCGATCTTATTCTGGAATTGAAGCATATACTGAAGATCGTCATTTCCTAAAAATATTGAACATTAAAATAAGGTTTTTCTCTATGAATCGTAAAACTAAAAAAACAAAACAACTATTTAAAGCACAAGACCTCATTAATAAGTTGGGAGAGAATCCCGTTTGTTATTTAACTGGCAGACCTATCAACTTAGAAGATGGAAGATCCTATCATTTAGATCATATAGTTCCAATAAGTAAGGGAGGAGATAATTCTTTAGATAATTGTGGTATAACGTGTAAAGAAGCGAATCAATCTAAACATAGTTTAACTAAAGATGAGTTTATTCGTTTGTGTCAAGATGTTGTAAATAACCATGCTAAGAATAAAGGTTCTACTCAATAATAAAATCTATACGGCACTCTGGAGTCGAACCAGACTATGATCAATTTATAAGATTGACGGATGCTACCGGCTTACCTTGTGCCGCGTGTTGTGTAACTTTCGTATTGTACTCTATCGACCAACCACTGTCAACTCTTGAGCCGAAAATCATTTATGTTCTATTGTAATAGAGTTGTCTTTGATATGCAAGATGGAGTATTCAAGTTCTATTTTAAGACTATCACTACTCAATATCAAATTATCATCTTTCCAGACCTTGATAGAAGGTTTTTTCTGTTTGTCTGGAGTATAAGCATCATAACAAATTCCAGTATCTCTCAGAGGCATAATAATCCTATTCTTTATTTGATTCAAGAATCTTTTTTAAAAGTTGTTCACATCTATCTAGCATACTATACATTTCTTCGCATCTTTTACAAGCATCTGTGTCCAGATATTCTTTTATATGATCTATCTCTACTTTAAGACTTGTTATTTTTTCGTTTGGATTCATTATTATGCTGACTTGGTTTAGAAGATATTTTTTCTTTATTTTCATTTGAAAGCCAAAAGATCATCTTATTAGAGTCATTATCCCAAGCACAATCTACATACCCTGCCGATGCCAGCTTACATAACCCAACACCATAAAAACATTCTCTGATTTCGTTAAAAGTATCCTCAAATATTTCTTCATTAATTATGTAATAGTCATCTTCATCCTTGCCAAGATTATTATTTTTGATAAGGTTGATAACCTGACCAATAGAAATAAATTCATCTAGGCTTTCGGTATAATTTTCTTCAAAAGAAGAGGCAACACCCTCTCTTAAAGATTTTGCAAAACCTTCCAAATCAATAATGCTATAATTTTCCATAGTAGTATCCAATTAGAGATATTTCTTCATGCCATTAGTATCCTCTATAAGTTTACACCGCTCTCTCAGATTGTCAAGAGTGTTCTGCAAACTGTATTCACCCCTACTTAGCCACTTTTCATGCTCATTAAGAGCAGTAGTAATTTGTGGCAGATAAAACTGTAGGGCTTTCTCGTATTCTTCTGGAAAGTTTACTTTAAGAATGGTTTGAATCCCAGCCAGAGAATCAATAATACTATCCCTATAATCTAGAAGATCTTCAAACCTATCTTTTTGTTCTTGGGTCATTACCATGTCAGACCTCTACCTTCTGCTTCAGTTTCATAAGCTTGTGCTTAATCTTCCATACGCCAGTTTCTTTGTTCTGAGTATCTGGCCCCATATAGATATGACAAAAACCTTGGTGCTTGTCCAGACCCCACGCTTTAATTCCCTCATGGTCAAGACCTTCGACAACAAAACGACCCCTATAACCCATTGGAACAAAGTCTCCCTTGGATACAAAGTATGGGCCTCCACCAACTCTGATTCTATCACCCTTAACTAATTCTTTCCAATTAAAATCACGAATGATCTTGGTATTTTTTGCTTCTTTACTTTTTGCTTTAAAAACGAACGGAGCATTGCATTTAGGACACATATAAGCTCTTGGGCCTGTGGTAGCTCCACACTTATCACAAGTTTTTTGACCCTTACCCATTTTTTCATTTCTCCAGTGTTGGTTTTGACTTTACACCCTAAGTATACATCAGTAATCGGCATTGTCAAGCGTCGGTCTTTAAAAAATTTCTTTTGTGGGCTAAAATCACGCAAATCGTGTATTAAATAGAGGAATTAAATATAGTAAATTTTTATTTTGTACTAATAAAGGAGCAAAATATGCCATCAGTAAATTTTACAATGAATGATGTATTTCCAAGTAATGGTTTTGCAGCATCTCACGGTATGTGGGGAGGTTTAGTTTATGGTAGATATGGTGGAGTTTTTATTCCATATTATGATGATGATACAGAAAGTCAGATAATGTTGGAATCTTATAATTATGATAACAGAAAAGATACTCCAGAATTTGTTTATTCGGTTCTAAATGCAGTAAATAATGCCTATACAGCATTGACTGTTGAAGAGAAACCAGCTAATTTCAGTATTGCAAAAGTGACAAAAACAGTTGATGCAAATAATCAAGCAGTAACTTTCACAGTTACTATGAATTTGAATGTAACAAATGCACCAATTAGTTTTCCAACAGAAGCTTAATTAACAATAACAACAAAGGAGATTACGAATGGCTAAACAGTATGTGAACGAATATTTATATGATAGTGGTTGGGATCCTGATTATTTCTATATCCATAAAGATAATTTTGATTCTTCTTTTCAGCCAAACAATGATGATATGAGAGCTTTCATGAGAGCATTATTATCAAAAGTTAGTGATAAGGTTGATAGTTTTAGTGCTGTTGATAAATCTAAAAAGATGACAGTAACTAGTTCTTCGGTAATAGCTGGTAGTGGCTTGACTGATACTTATACTCTTAAATTCTCAGCAAATATTACCACAAGCGGTAATCTTCATGATGTAGTTAGAGAACCATTTAAAGTTTATCTTAGCGAACTAACGGATAATGCTAATGCTAGTGCTTATGTTGAAGTTCAACCAATTAGTGCTGGTGATCAGTATGATGATTATGTCATAGCTGTTGGTTATGTTGCTAGTAAAACGGTTAAGACTCCAACTTATGATACAGATTTTGACTATGATGACTCAGATAATGTTTATGGTTTCTTAAATGGTAGTGATTTTACTCTTTATGTTGGTGGTGATATCGGCACATATTATGTTACTCCTTGGATGTTTGTCTATGATCATATTCTTGATGATGACGTATATTCCTATGGGTCAACTAAAACAGTAAAGATTACTGGTTCATGTTTCTTACAGGGAACAAAGATTACTCTTGCTGATGGTTCAAAGAAAAATGTAGAAGATTTAACATATAATGATAGTCTTTTGGTCTGGAATTTTGATGAAGGTAAATCCGATACTGCTAAACCAGCATGGTTATCTGTTGCTCAACCAGCAGATAAATATAGTAAAGTTACTTTTGCTGATGGAACAGTTTTAGATAGTACATCTCCAGCTTTAGGTCACAGAGTTTATAGTGTTGATTCTAATTCTTTCGTTAGTACAATGCCAAGCAGTACACCAAGCGGTATGATTACTATTAAAGAAGATGGAACTAATACAATATTAGTATCTAAAGAGATGGTAAGTGCTAGTGGTGATTTGAATTTCTATGGAGTATTGACAGATACTCATCTTAATTGCTATGCTAACGGAATCTTAACTTCATATCCAATGAATAATATGTATCCAGTATCGGGTATGACTTATGTTAAAGATGCTCGTACAGCTAGAAATAAGCGTGAGTTTCCAACAGAAGTTTCAAATGAAATGTTTACAGCTTTAAGATTGTCAGAACAACCAAGAACTGATGATCTAAACGCTAGACTAAAGCACATGCTAAGAGACCAAAAACCAAAAGCCTAATGTTAGTTTAGTCTAACAATTCTTTTAATAAGAACTCCCGGTAGAAATACTGGGAGTTTTTTATTTATAATACATCAACATAGTTTATTTTAATATGACCATCTTTAATTGAGATATATGAACAAGGATGATCTGTCCAGCACCCACCATTATAGTAATTGGTTAAGCCAGCAACATCAGTGGTAGCTAAATGAGTATGTCCACAAATAATTGAGTCGCACTTTTTTAATGAACAGTATAATTTGGCTCTTTCGCAAACTTCCTGAGAACATCTCAAAAAGGTTTTACTGCTACGTTTAGCAAGGTTGGAGAAATATAGTCCAGCGTAAATTTGTAGCCATCTGTAAATATAATCAGCTATTTTCGTTAGTCTAGGATGTTTGGAAATCACGTTGTCAAAAATATCTCCATGTAAAATTAATATCTTTTCATGTCCACTGATAAAACTATACTCATTCATAAAATCAACACCAATTAAATGACTCACCATATCAGCAGGCCCATCATGATTACCGCTAATCCATATAACTTTAATAATGTCAGATATTTTACGGATTTGAGATAGTATTTTCCAGTGATCCTTTTTAAGCTTGCGAAAATCCCAGCTATCAAATAAATCACCATTAATTATCAAAGTATCAGTATCGGTTTCTCCAAGTTCAATCCTAGACAAAAAAGATGCCAAAGTTTTAGCTTGACAAACATTACTCCCTAAATGAATATCGCTAATAACTATAGCATCAAAAGTCATACCACATAGCCTTGTTTAATTGCTTCGTTATCACAAAGAGTTCTAACCCACGCATGAATAGGATACCCATCTTCATCAAGTTTTTTATATCTAACTTTTCCTTTTTCTCCAGTAACCTCACAGGTAATATAACTAATACTTTCTGCCATATCTATTGCTCCGCGAATATATTCATCTGCACCATAACAGTAAGCTCTTAAACCTCCAAATTTTTCTTTAATTTGACTCCAATAAAAGAATTCTAGTGGCTCATTAAGTTTTTGTTTATAGTCAATACGATTATTTACAATATAACAAAGTTTAGACAGAATCTCATACCAGCCGTCATCACACTCTAAATATTTGAGATTTTTAAACTGTTCTGAGTATTGTTCAATTAATTTATTGGATAGTTCAGGACTCATTGTAGTCTACCTTGTGTATAATTCGTGTTCCAAGATGAGCATTGCTTAATTCTCTACTATCTTCCATAGATTCTTTACAGAGTCTTTCAAATTCTTTTCGATCAATCTTTCTTCCTTCAAGAATAGTTTCTTCAAGATGTTTTTGTGTCAATTCTTCTGGCTTATCACAAAGAATGGTATCATAAGCGTGTTCAAGATTTTTAGCCTCAATAACATACTTATGACGAAAAAGAGAAACAGTGTTAACTTCAAATAGTGGCATAATACTCACACTTTCTTTTTTAGATCTTCTGGTTTTTATCTGGATCAGTTATGATAGTCAATTTACCCGGATTGTAATGACAAAAATAACTACTTTGTATTTTTCTCTTTACCAAACCTTCTTCTACCATTTCAATATACAAATTAATGCGATAACGATTTTCCCATACATTAATAATCTTTGTTAGCGAATGACCTTTTGGCTTCTCGACCTGTTTAAATAGTAGGCTTTCAATCTCTAAGTCCATTTAATTCCTTTCGCTATAAATAGTTTCAATATTAGTAGCAATAACCAGTTTATCCTGCCCATTACTATCAGATACAACCCATGTATCACAATTAAGTTCATCTCCAGTATTGGCATCATGTACCATTACTGGTTCTTGCCAGTTCATCTTTCCAAAATTTTTACTGTCATTTGCCTGATTATAAAGGAAGGTATAAAGATCAAGCCAAGTCATATTATTCATCTTGCTCTCCTGTTAGCACGATCTAAAATTCTGATAGTTTCTTTAGCATTACTAGGAACCATTACCAAGCTTGGTGCCGTCTTATGTCCCCAATCCATATATCCAACAGCTTTCTGTTCTGCTGAACATTCTTTGCAGACAATATTACGATTAGTTTCGGTCAAAAATTCGTATCTTTCAACACCAACACAATTCTTACAGTAAATACAATTCATCGTGTCTCCAAAAAAATAAACTGGCAACACTTCGTTTATATCACAACTATCGGCGTTGTCAACAGAGAGACTTGAAACTTAGCTTTGTCTCTTTTTAAGAATAGACACAATATCTCCAGCAGTATTTGGAACAGTATTTCCTCCAAGATAATACTGACCAGTAAGCTTAATCATTTCATCTAACAACTTTTCAGAATTATAAAGTCTAGCCCATTTTGGTTTATATTCAGCTTTCATATAATTCCAAACACTATTATAGAAATCACAAATAGCTTGATTAACTGACTCGTTCATTGGTTTTCCTTTTTAGTGAATATTTCGTCGTTCAATTCTAGTCTAACGTCCTCTGGTTGCTTTGTCAAGTCCTCTGGATCGTCGCCATAGGGGCAATTAAAACAACCAAGGTGGCAGCAGTACCCTCTTTTTAATAGGAACTCCCTAGACAGCATCAACCTGTTCGCTTAAAGTATATTCGGTTATTGTCCACCCCAACTTTAATAAATCTTCTCTTATCTCATCAGTTACAAAACTTTCTCCAACATAATCCTCATGATTACTACCTATTCCACTACAGTAAAAATCAAGATAATCTTCCTCAATATTCCTTATATCCGCCACAATTCCACCAGCATATCTCCAAGAACAACTCCATTCTTCATTATTCTTGTAAAATAGATTATTGCACATAGCAGCGTACAGATTTTGACTATAAGATTTACTAGTCTGACATTTTTTTGTGACATATT